CTTTGAAAGTCCCTACGCGGTGGGGGACGGAAACCACCGTGACCAAATACATCTATTCACCATGCCTCGATTCGAAGTAACCTACTTCCGGGGGCACGATCACGACGACTGGGACAAGGCGCAGTTCAACGCGGTCGATGCAGACGAAGCCAAACACAAAGCCCTTGACGTTATCCCACCCGGCCACCGGGTGAAAAAAATCAAACCAATCCAAAACACAATGGAACAAACAACCAAAATCCAAAACCTGACTTATCAGGGAACCTACGACCACAACGGAAAAACCTACCACAAATTCGACGTCATCCTTGAGAGCGGAGAAGTGGGAGAGGTCAGCGCCATGAGTGCGGACCGTTGGAAGCAAGGAGACGAGTGCATCTTGAAAGAACAGAAGTCCACAAACTGGGGTTCGCGTTTGTACCTCGACAAGCCCGGGTTCAATGGTGGAGGTAGTCCAAGCCCCAAAGCACCTGCCAACAACGACGTCAAAGGCATCGTGGCAAGCTGGGCCGTTGCTTGTGCCATGCAAGCGGCAGGAGACCCGTTTCAAAAGGACTACGACTCAATCGTGCTCCAACTGGCACGGGTGGCCCTGAGTGCTCGCAAAGTCATCAAAGACGAAGTCGAGGTATGATTTGGGAGACAGGAACACCAACGAAGGTGGCTTGGTATCTCTGCGCTTGGAAGATGGGAGACGGCTACGTCTACTCCGTCGGCAAGTGGAACGGGGACGAGTGGATAAGCCGCATGGGTGAACCACACACCTACCAAGAAATCCAAAGCCCAGCCGAACAAGATAAGATGCTCGACGAATTACACGAAAGACAAAACCTGAAATGATGAATATTAATTACACTACCAACCTCGACCAATTCACCTTCCACGAACAAAACCGTCACTTAAACAGGGGCGCCGTGAGAAGGTTGGCAGAGTCAATCAAGCGAGTGGGCTTGAAAGTTCCTATCACCGTCTCAAAAAAGAACGTCATCCTAGACGGACAACACCGCGTTGAGGCCATCCGGTGGATCAACAAGACGGCAACAACACCCGTGAAGCTCTCATACATTCAGAAGAACATGTCAATTTCAGACATTGCGGAGATGAATGCCCACCAGACGGCGTGGAGAATGAGTGACTGGATTCACTACTACGCCACCGGCGGGAACGACAACTACGTCAAACTCCGTCAAGCCGGAGAGAAATTCAGACCCCACAAGATGACGTCAATTTGCGCCCTTCTTTCACCCAATGAAGGAGCACATACCAAGGTCATCACAGGAGGGAAATACGTCTACGAGATGACGCCGGAGAAGGAGCAAATCTTGACCAAGCTCATAAGCTACGGCAAGATGAATCCGGTCTTTACCAGTAAGGCCGTGCTCATGGCCATCATTGACATGAGAAAGTTGGAAGGTTTTAGCGCCAAGCGGTTGTTTACTGCCTTGGACAAGCACTTCGAGAGCATCTTGCCACAAAGCGGCAAGGACAACTGGGCACGACACTTCGTGCGATTTTACAACAAGGGCCTTCGTCAAGGTCGTTTGAACGCTGACGACTTGCCACGAAGCCACTAAAACAAGACCATGAAAGACTACATCAAGAAACACTTTGGCAGTCAAAAGCAATGCGCCGAAGAGCTGGGAGTAAGTGAGAAGACCGTGGGGAACTGGATGGCAAAGAACCCCAGCGGCATCCTAAAGCACGCCCGGCAAATCGTGGAGACGAAGAACACGACCTACCTACAACTTCACGGAGAGGTCGAGTACCGGGAGCACGAGTTGAAAGTGCTTGAACCAACACGGGAGACATGAAACAAAGAGTCGAATCTTACGTCTGGCATGATGCCAAGAAGCACAAGCCGCCAACGTTTGGACAGTACCTCGTGGCCGACGATACAAACCCGGAGGGTTTTATGTGGGTGGCAGAATGGGACTACGTTTTGCACCCAGACCCGAAGCACGGATATTGGAGCTGCTCGGCAGACTTTGACCAATACAAAATCACCCACTGGGCGGATATTGCGCCTCCCACCATCAACAAACAATTTCAATGGACAAACATTCACGACCCGCTGCCACTGATCAAGGCACCATCACTGTTGAAGTCGAATTCACAAAAGAAGAATTTGAGCACATCGACTCCCTAAGTTTTGAGCCGAGGGATATGGTGCGCCGCATCGTTCAAGCTCACATGGCCCAATCCAGACTTTCATAAAACCGGGGAGGTGTTTGGCCTCCCCCTATATTTGAACCGATGAAAGAAACATACTACCACGTCCGGATCGTGCAGTACACCAAGCACACCACATGGGACGGAAAGAAACCGAACGACGAGTGGATACCCACCAGCCAAGCGGAGTACCACTGCACCGACTCGAAGGAGGTTTTGTCCAATGTCGAGAAGCATTTGAAAACGTGAACCACGCGTCTCTCTTTTCCGGAATCGGCGGTTTTGACTTGGCCGCCGAATGGATGGGGTGGAACAACGTCTTCAACTGCGAGTGGGAAGAGTTCCCGCGACAAGTCTTGAAACATCACTTCCCAAACGCCATACAACATGGAGACATCAAAGAACTCGACGCGACAACTTACGCTGGAAGAATTGATATCCTCACAGGAGGGTTCCCCTGCCAACCCTACTCACTCGCCGGAAAGCGAAAGGGAAAGGAGGACGAGCGCCACTTGTGGCCGGAGATGCTGCGCGTTATTCGAGAATGCGCCCCGCGCTACGTCGTGGGCGAGAACGTTCGCGGCCTTGTTGGTTGGAATGGAGGGTTGGTCTTCGAGGAGGTGTGCTCTGACTTGGAAGCTCAAGGGTACGCCGTACAACCGTTCATACTTCCAGCTTGCGGCGTCGGTGCTCCCCACCGAAGAGATCGAGTCTGGTTTGTTGCTTACGCCGACAACAAGGGAGGAGGTCATGGACATGGACATGGACAAGTTCAAGGAAAGGATGGAGAAGTACGACAACGGCACGACCGTGCCCAATCTTGCGACTCAAGTGGCGGGCTTGCTTCCGACACCTCAAGCAAATTGTTCACAAGGGATGAAAGCGGAAAATGTAGAATTACGCGGACAAAAATTGTACGACAAAAAAACGGGCAAACAAATCCAAAGCAGCCCGCAACAATGGGCGAAATTAGGAATGCTTCCGACACCGGTAGCAAGCGACCATCAGAACCGATGGCCGACGGAGAATTGGAAGGGAGACAGCGACCTACCGAGCGTAGTCAACGGACAACTTGGAACACGTTCCCAACTGTCCCCCCTATTTGTGGAGGAGATGATGGGCTTCCCAAAGAACTGGACAACATCACCTTTTCAAAGTGGAGACGAGAAAGCATAAAAGCGTATGGCAACGCCATTGTTCCTCAAGTCGCCTTGCAGATATTTAAGGCCATAAACCTGTTTGAAGATGGAGCGAAACTTTAAAGGCGTCTGGATACCTTCCGAGATATGGTTGGACGCAAGATTGACCCTCGTGGAGAAGGCGTTGTATGCCGAGATAGATTCATTCTCCGGCAATGACCGAACCTTTCACAAGTCAAACGATACTATCCAATCAGAGTACGGCGTAAGCCGTCCCACCATCTCCAAAGCGATCAAGAATTTGGAGTCTTTGGGATTCATCGAGGCAACCTTCGACGGACGTGTGAGGCACCTAACCGTGCAGGCAGACCGTAAAATTTTTACGGGCAGCCGGAAAGAATCTTTCGGGCAGCAGGAAAAAAATTTACGGGCAGAAGGAAAGAATAGTACCTCTACTAATACAATAGAGAGAACAGATAAAAACACATCTAAAAAGAGAGGGGCACGCCCGAGGGATTTGGATGAAGTTTTGGAATCTTTCAAGGAGGTTGGTGCGGAGGAGTCGGAGGCCCTCGCCTTCTTCGACTACTACGAAGCCAACGGATGGACACAAGGACGAAACAAACCCATCAAAGATTGGAAGGCCGCCGCGCGCGGTTGGATAAGACGATCAACCCAATTCAAAAAGAATGACACCAAAAGATTTGGCCCTTCGGACGGCTCGCTCATTGCAGAGCATCTCCGACGCCTCGCGAATGAGTCCGGAGAGGGCATGGCGTGAAGGCACAAACGTACTCGTCGCGTACCGAGAGGCCCCAGCAAAGACGGAAGCCACCCTCATCATCCTCCTGAAGGAGACGCTCCAGTACCTCGACTACAACAAAGGCATCACCGCCGACCGAGACATCTTGGATGCGGTCCACCATCTACGGGACACCTTCCCGGCCATGAAGCTCGAAGAATGGGCGGTCATCATGCACCGCCTCAAGACTGGCGAATACAGGCCCGGATATGAGCGTTTGAAACTTCCCGAGTTAGTTGATATATTCAGGCAGTACGAAGGCGAACGAGCCGCCGTCAGAGAAGGCAACTGGAACGAGCTGAAGAAGCACGCACCTGATCGCCTCAGCGACGACCAACTAGACGCCTTGTATAAGAACTACAAGAAACGTCGTGAAGCGGAAAGCAAAGAACTCCAAAAGGGCGCAGACATCAAGCGAGTCCCGGTCAAGAACGGGCGGTGGGAACACATCCCGTACCCGAACTCCAAACCGGAGCGCGATGGTGAAGAAGGTGGACACGGTGTTCAGCCAATACATCCGCCTGAGGGCGAGTGATCACCGAGGTATGGGAGAGTGCTACACTTGCGGAGCGGTCCGACATTGGACCGAGGTAGACGCTGGGCACTTCATGAGCCGGGCGTGCATGTCCACACGATGGGACGAGAAGAACGTGCAGTTCCAGTGCAAGCGGTGTAACGGCTTCCGAAGCGGGGAGCAGTTTCTGTTTTCCCAACACCTCGACAGGCAGCACGGAGAAGGCACCGCCGAGGAACTTTTGATTGAATCCAAGAAGACGCGCAAGTTCAGCCGCGACGAACTTGAAGCCCTCTTCCACCACTACAAGCGCAAAGTCGATGAACTCAAAAGCACGAAGGGACTTTGACGCATGGTTCACGGAGCACTACGACGAGCTCGTAGAGGTCTCCCGTCGGTTGCATCGTGACAACCTCGACCTCTTGCACCATACCTACCTCTCGTGCGTGCTGGCCCTACGCAAGAACAAGAACATCTTGGACAACCTTCCGGGATATGTCCACACCGCAATGTGGAATCTTTCCACGGGGACCTTCCGGAAGCTCTACAAAATCACCGACGCACCCGACTACACCCACGTTTCAAACTACGACATCCAAGAGGCCATCAGAAAGGAAGAGGCGTTGATCATGGCCAACCATCTCTCGTGGTTTGACAGAACCGTTTTAGAGTTATATCTTGACGGGTGGAGCATGGCCGAACTCGCCCGGCAGTCGGGAATAGGTGTGTCGGTCTTGTACGAATCCATCTCACAAAGCAAAAAGAAACTCCGCCGTGTTATTCGTAGACGTGAAAACTAGGACCGAGAGGTACGACACCTGCCTCGGATGTGAGCACTTCGTGACCACGACCAAGAGTTGCGGTCCCCTCGTGACGGAGGCGTTCACGGACTCTCCCTTGTGTGGGTGCTATATGCCCGCCAAAACCAAACTCAAGGTCGCCTCGTGCCCGCTTGATAAGTGGCACGCCACCATCCAGCCGGAAGAGGTAGAACAAATCAGAGAATACCTTGATCGCCCCAACCAAGACAAAACAATCGAAGAGCTCAACGACCTCTCCCGGCGGTTCCTGACTGGACAAAAGGCGAGCGGGTGTTCTTCATGCAACCGGAAACTTTTACAACAACTCAAAGACCTCGTACACAATGCCGATACCCAAACCTGACCAAGACGAAAAGATGACCGAGTTCCTCAACCGATGCATGAGCGACGAGGTCATGAAGACCGAGTTTCCCAACGAACGCCAACGTATGGCAATATGCGCGAAAGAATGGAGCAAAAAATAACAGACAACTTCTACCTCAACGTCGGACAACTCCACGACTACTCCCACGACAAAACCCTCGTCCTCGAACGGGCGCGTCGTGGGGTGACCGCGCTGGGCCTTGAGTGGGGCGACATCATCGCCCAAAACCGCAGGGGCCACGTAGCCGACACCAGACACATTGTTTCGAAGTATCTTCGAGATAACGGTTTTAGGTTTCAAGAGATCGCCAAGACCCTCCAACGAACGAACCACACGACCTCGTGCTATAGCGTCCGGAGAGCTCACGAACTCCTTGAGATTGACCGCCGCTTTCGGGCCGACTACAAGAAATTTTTGAACGCATGACCCTCCGCAAAGTTAAACGGATGCTCAACGAGAGCGACGACTTCCTCGTCTTCACACGAAAGGACACCGGGGCCGACGTCGCCAACTTTGGAGTGTTCCACAAAGACCAAGACTCGTGGGAGATTCTTTTGAACCTCGCCGTGTCAGACTATCACATCAGAGAAACCCTACGCAATGTTCTTAACGCCGCCGATACTTATCGAGACGAACAAGCTCAGGACTCACCCGAATAACCCGCGATACATCCGACGGCAGAACATGGAAGACCTCAAACGCTCCATCGCCGAAGACCCAAAGCTCATGACGGTGCGGCCTCTCTTGGTCAACCCTGACATGGTGGTGTTTGCCGGAAACCAAAGACTCCGCGCGTGCATCGAGCTTGGGTGGGAGGCGGTCCCTTGTAGCGTGTGCGACTGGACCGAAGAGGAACAAGAGCGGGCCATGATCAAAGACAACGCCCATCACGGAGAGTTCGATATGGACATCTTGGCAAACGGCCCACACGAGCCAGAACAACTCCAAGAGTGGGGGGTGCCCATCGACTGGGACAAACCCGAACCCGAAGACAAACCAAAAGAACTGAAGCAATGCAAGCACTGCGAGAAGATGATACCTTGACAGGGTTGGACACTTTAGAACCAAAAAAGGCAAACATGGTCGAGGCCCTCACGAAGGCGTTGGGCATCGTCAAACTTGCTTGTGAGTCGTGCGGCATCTCAAGGCAGACTCACTACAACTGGCTCAAAGAAGACCCAGCATATAAGGCAGCGTGTGACAACCTGCCTGAGGTAGTGTTGGACTTTGCAGAACACCACCTCCACAAACTCATCTCACAAGGCAACCCAGCCGCCACCATCTTTTATATGAAGACCAAAGGCAAGGGGCGCGGATATGTCGAGAGACAAGAGATTGAGGTGGCCGAGAAGAAGCCGTTGTCATGGTTCGTGTCTGACGATTCGACCGTGAGTTGAGGCAACCCGCCACATACTACCACGTCAAGAACTCCACGGCCAAGGTCCAAGTCCACCAAGGAGGCACGCGATCGGGCAAGACCTACTCCATCCTCACGGCCCTCATCGAACTCTGCCACCGCAACGAGAACTCCGGGGCGGTCATCACAATTGCCCGCAAGACCTTTCCGGCCATCCGCGCCTCGGTCATGCGCGACTTCTTCGAGATACTCGAACGGGAGGAGGTGTACGACGTCAACCT